TTCCGATCTCAAGTGCAAGTATTATTTCAAACTGTAGGTTTGCGTAACTTCCAATATGATTTTTTATTTACACCACATGACCAAGAAGAAGCAACACAAGTACAACAAATTATATCAGCGTTCAGATTTCATGCGGCACCAGAAATTGGTGGTGTACTAGGACAAGCAGAAGGTGGTGGTCCACAAACAAATTTGTTTTTCATTAGACCATCTACATTCCAAATTGAATATTTGTTCAATGGAAATAAAAACCCATACTTAAATCAAATTGGTGAATGCGTATTAGAAAATGTAACTGTAGACTATGCACCAAACGGGTTTGTCACATTTAATGATGGTTCTCCTGTACAAACACGTTTGACATTACAATTCAAAGAAATTGAAATTGTTGATAAGAACAAAATCAATGCGGGATACTAAAAATGTTATATTTCAATACATTACCAAAAGTTTTAAATACAGATTTCAACGGCAATCATATTGCCATGACAAATTTATTGGCAAGAATCAATATCAAACCTAGTATATTAGCCAACCCACTAATCTATTATCAATATGATATTCAAGATGGTGACACAGCAGAAAGTATTGCATATAAGTATTATGGGACAGTTGATTCATTTTGGCTCATTATGTTCGCAAATCAATACCTTGATCCACAATGGAGTTTTCCTTTGAGTTCAGCGCAATTTGCAAATTATATAGAAGACAAATACGGAAATCAAAGTACTGCACAATCTACAGTCGACCACTATGAAATTATAACAACAACATTAGATACGTTGAGTGGAGTATCAACAACAGATACAGTAGTTGTAGGTTATGACCAATGGTTTGCAACAAACCAATCAACTAACACATACAAATTACCAGATGGAACACCAATAGTAATTACAGTTCAACCATCAGCAGTAACGGTCTATGATAATGAACAAAGATTGAATGAAGCAAAAAGAAGTATCAACATCATTAATATTATTTACGTTCCTGAATTGATAAAAGAATTTAAAAAATTAGCGAAACAATAAACTATGCCAGCCGTTAATCCGTTACAATATGCACTAACAACCGCCGAATTAATTTTAGGAAGTGGTGAAAAAATTGATTTAAGTCTTCTCATAATGGAGTTGTCCATTTATGAAGACTTGTTCTCACCTACAATGACTGGTGAATTGATAATTACAGATTCTCAAAACTTTATCAATGCATTTAACATTAATGGATTCAACTTCATTCATTTTGTTTTTAGTAAACAAGATCCGGATGACCCTAGTGCATTTGACAAATATTTTCGAGTACGCAAAATTGGTGAAAGAAAACCAACTACAAGGTCAAATCAAGTTTACGGTATTCAATTTTGTTCAGAAGAATTATTCATTTCAGAACAAACAAAAGTTTTGAAATCATACCAAGAATATTTAATTTCTGATATCGTTGATGACATACTAACTACATTTTTACAAGTAGATGATAGTAAAATGGGTGGGGTGCAGACTACAAAAAACACATATAACTTCATTATACCAAAAATGAAACCATTTGAGGCTATCAATTGGTTAGCAACATATGCACAACCAGATGACGAAAGTTATCCTGGTGCAGATATGTTGTTTTATGAAAATAGATACGGCTTCAATTTTCAATCATTACAGGCTATGATGGACCAAGATTCAATCGCAACATATACATTTGACCCACAAAACGTTCCGGGTTCAACAACTGAAGGACCAGACACAGCGTTAAATAAAATTCTGGGATATCGATTTGTTGATAACTTTGATTCGCTTAAAGGCATATCAACAGGTATGTTTGCAAATAAATTAATTAGCCTTGATATTCTAACAAGAACAGCAAACGTAACTGTTTTTAACTATGATACCTACTATGACACAGGCATTCATTTAAATGAGTATGGTGTCACAACAAACTACACAAATAGATTCGACCAAAGTGTTACAGATACATCAGAAGCGGTCTTAAAAATGGCAGTAGGAAATTCACAAGATAGATTAGCGGATATTGTTCAGAATGATTCAGATACATACGCAACTGTTGCACCAGATATTGGATTGGAAACTTACGTTCCATATAGAACTGCACAACTTGCCGCGGCAATGTACACTAAATTAGAAATACATATTCCTGGTAATCCAGCATTAAGTGTTGGTGATGTAATAGAAATTAAAATACCTTCATTAGCAAATAGACCAAACGATACAAGTGAACCTCTCGATGATGCATATTCAGGTTATTATTTAATTTCTGCATTAAGACATATGTTGGACATTACAGGTACATACGTTAATGTTTTAGAATTGATTAAAGATAGTAACATTTCAGCCAACTTCACTTATAGTGATAGTGGTGAAAATACAACAGCAAAGGTGAAATGATGTTTGAGAGAAATTTTATAGGTAAAAACGGATTCATTTGGTGGATAGGTGTTGTTGAAAATAGACTTGACCCCGCCGGTCTTGGTAGATGTCAAGTCAGAATCTTTGGCTGGCACGGAGATGGTACCGATGCAGATAAAGCATTGATACAAACTTCAGATTTACCTTGGGCACATCCAATTTTTCCATTGAATGCATCTAAGAAATTTTCTACACCATCTCTCGGAGAATGGGTCGTAGGATTCTTTCTTGATGGTGAATCTGGTCAGGCACCAGTAATGATGGGTGTATTGCCTGGATTTAGTCAGACTACAACAGGTGTTGATGGTAATACTTCAACGGCACCACAAGGATTATAAGGATAGAAAATGGCACTAGTAAATTTAGCAATAGGACAAAATCAATCATACAATTATAGTACTGCATCAGTAGAATCAAATCCACCAAAAGTAAAATTTTACGGTGATGCAGTATTGCAAGGACAACCAACAATATCTAATCTTGCAAGAGGTCTTCTTGCTCAGACAGGTATTCAATTCACAAATACTAATCAATTTCACATTTGTGATCCATTAGCAATACCTCAACCAAAAAACACACAAAGACGAGTTCGTTTAAAAGGCGGTGGGTATGGTTATATTGCAAACCCATCAATTGGTTCACCTGTTCTTGCGTTGAATACACTTTTCAAAAGTTCAGCAGTTACACAAATCATTTCACAAATTAGAAATGCAATTGAATCTGCTTTGACTGCAATTTTTGGTCCTATTGCAGGACAAATTAAAGCGGCCGCACTTTACATTGCAAGAGTTTTAGCACAAATCAACTATTACATAAAATTCGCAACAAAGGTAGCAAGAGATATTGCACAAGCAATTGGGTTTGTTACTTCTTTGGTAAAATGGATTAAAAATCTTCCTAATTTATTACTTAAAGCATTTGCAGAATGTTTGATTGTTTTAGAAAATGCATTGAAGTTTGCGGAAAGTGCATTCAGCATAGATTTAGGAATTAGTGCAGTTCTTAACGAAGTGAATCAATTGAATCAAAATGTCAACCAAGCACAAGCCGCGGCTGCCGCAGTTGAAGCATCATACAAATCATTTCAGACTACCATAAGTTCACCAGTCAGTACTAACGCTGGAATAAATGCATTAAATAATGCTATCAATGGCTTGAAAAATAGTCAGACAAAACCAATTATCAATGTTAAAATTGTTTAAGGAAATATATTATGCCAGATACCTCACCTATAGGTAGTTTTGCTACACCATCACAAACATTACCAGGTCAATATCCATACATCAACGTAGAACAAACGGAAGGTGGTCACATCTTTATGATGGATGATACACCAGACAATGAATCTATTAGACTACAACATGGAAAAACTGGTACATATTATAGACAGTTACCCGATGGTTCAGTAGAACACATTATTCAAAGCGACCACTTTATGGTAATTGTGAATGACAATAACGTAAAGATTCAAGGCGTATGTAACATCTCAATTGAAGGTGATTCTAAGTTACATGTGTATGGCGATTGTTTCACTCAAGTTGATGGTGACATGACAGCAACAGTAAATGGTGACCAAACAACACATGCAGTTGGTGACGTAGACTTAACATCAGAAGGTAACGTAAGTATCTCAGCAGGTAATCCAGGAAACTTAGGTAGTTTCAATATGATTTACTTAGCGGGTACTGGTGGTGTGCAAATTCAAGGTGACTTGACAGTAACAGGAACAATTTCTGGTGGTGCAGATATTAATGCAACAACTAATGTAACTGCCGCTCAAAAAGTATTTGCTCTTGGTGGAATTGAAACACTTGGTGGTATTAACGTTGGTTTTTCTACACCAGGACCATATGTACCTACGGGTATTGTTACAGCGTTGACAGAAATGACTGCACCATTTATACAAACAGCATTTCTTGATGGTGGTGTAGTTTCAGATGCAGGTGGTCCTATGATGGTGTTAAGGTCTTGTTATGATTCACACAATCATATTGCGCCTTATGGTCCAACAAGCAGTACATTAATGCCATGTTAATTATGATAGGAGAATGAAATGGGAGTTTACAGTAATTTAGGATTAAATTTTGATACAAGCAAGTTTGGTGATGCATTACAATTATCAGCAGATAGTCAATCATCTTTAACCGACATATCAAACAATACGCAATTTAGTGATTGGCAAATAAGTGGATTGGCAAAAGGAGTAAACAGAACAGACTATTATGTTAACCCCACTACAAGTGTTGTAAATAGTATTGTAACTAATGTCCAGGCACTTCAAACCGTATGCAATGGTGTAATTTTTACATCGGATACAGGAAATGCTATTGTCTTAGCATGTGCAAATACTCTAAGTGAAGCAGGACCGTTCTTATCTCACACAAATAATGTTTCGGGCATATCTGCAAATACTGCAAGTCAATATTCACCAACATTGGATATTGCACAAGGTCTTGGTAGTCAAGTTACAATGATATTGAACAAAACAGAAGGCGTTGCAAATGCAGTAGGTGCATTGGGTATGCTCACAAGTCTTTATATTGTAGACGATTTAACATCAAACAATAACATTGTTTATACCTCTATTGCGTTGGTAAACAACAGTATCACAACAACAGTAACGATTGTTGATTATGAAACAGTAACAACATTAACTTCCAATTTGACTAGCGCACAATGTAATACAATTTACACAGCGGTACAAACAATTGCAACAGAAATGAATACCAGACGTACTGGTGATTGGACTTTTTATCAAAATTCACTAAAATTAGTCAGAGATTATACATTTTTACAAAGATTTAGCAATCCAAGTAACACCACTACATCAATAATCAACAATACCATTGGAACATCATATTTAAAACAGAATATTGGTACATAAATAAAACATGCCAACATTAACAAATATATACTCGGATTTAGATTTAACTTTTAAAAAGTTACCTGGTACAAATGACGTTGCTATGTCATACGATGACCAGGCGGTGGTTCGTTCGGTCATGAATTTATTACTAACTCGACCTTTTGAAAGACCTTGGCAACCAATTGTGGGTTCTAAGTTGTATGCTATGTTATTTGAAAACATATCACCATTGATGGGAAGTACAATTTCAAAAGAAATTGAAAACACAATTCAAAATTATGAACCAAGAGCAAAAGTGTCGAAAATCAACGTTACTCCAAATTATGATGGTAATGGATATGATGCTTCTGTTACTTTTTTCATAGGAAATAACACACAACCTACTGTAGTAGGATTCTTTTTAGAGAGGTCTAGATAATGGCAACAGCCAATAACAACCTGCAAATCTCGGAACTAGACTTTTCGAGTATCAAACTCAGTCTTACGAATTTTCTTAGCAATAATCCTACGTTCAAGGATTATAACTTCACTGGTTCTGCTCTTTCAACTTTACTTGATGTTCTTGCATACAACACACAATACAATGCATTTTATTTAAACCAAGTTGCTAATGAGATGTTTTTAGATACTGCACTACAAAGAAGTTCAGTTGTATCTAAAGCAAAATTATTGAATTATATGCCAAAATCAGCCGTTGCACCAGTTGCGACAGTTAATGTATTGATGACAGGATTAAATAATGTAACTCAAGCAACATTACCATCATATTCAAAATTTACTTCTCAAGCACTCAAAAATGTAAATTATCCATTCATCACAATTAAAAATTATTCAGCAGTTCCTGATGCAAATGGAAACGCATTATTTACCAATGTTCAAATTGTACAAGGAACACAGGTTACTCAATCGTTCATCTACAACATGAATTCAAATCCTAGCGCATTATTTCAATTGCCGGATTCAAATATTGATACAAGTACAATACAAGTTACAGTATATTCAACACCTTCAAGTACGGCGTTTGACACATATACATTGGCATCAGATTACTTGGAATTAAGTTCATCAAGTTTTGTATATTTTTTACAAGAAGCATTAAACGGCAACTATGAATTATATTTTGGTGATGGTAATTTAGGTGTAGCATTAAATGATGGTTGTAAAGTTGTTGTTTCTTATATAACAACAAAAGGTTCTTTGGGTAATGGTGCCAATAACTTCACATCAGTATCAAATTTATATAATAGACCAGTAGTTGTATATCCAACATATCAAGGTGGTGCAACAGGTGGTACAGATAGAGAAAGCATTGATAAAATTAAATTCTCTGCACCTAAAGCATATTCTGCACAAAAACGTGCTGTAACAAAAAATGATTATATTACAGCAGTTCAACAAAATAAAATTGGTCTTTCATTTGATGCGGTAAACGTATGGGGTGGTGAAGAAAATGATCCGCCTGTGTATGGTCAAGTATTTGTTTCAATGAAACCAGCAGGTTCATACAATCTAACAACAACACAAAAACAAAGAATCATTTCAGAGGTTCTTAAACCTGTTAGTGTAATGACAGTATC